GTCTAGCTCAATCTGTCCAGACTTGACTTTTTCGAGCGTGTCAAACAAGGCTGCACGCAGGTCACTGAGGTTCTTGCTCATGGGTTTGCTCCGCCTTCTGGCGCTTGTTGATCTGACGGGTGATGGCGCCGCGCAGTTGCACCAGCTGGGCCACCTCGGGCCCGTAGCGGTGGAATGTGTTGCGGCTCATGTTTTCGGCCAGAGTGATGCACTCCAGTTTGTCGAGCGTGATCTGGCCTGGGTCGTTTGTCTTCTGGCCGGGGCGGAAACAAATAACGTGCCCCTTGGGGATCGGCCCATTGGCCTCGATCCACACCTTTCGGTGCACAGGTATCCAGCGCTTGGTGTAAGGGCCTTGCTCGTCGGAGTACTTGAACTCCACATAGCCTTCTGGGTTGATGCGATGGGAGCCGATGGGCATTTCATTGAAGGGGCGCTGGCCCTTCTTGAAGACCGTTGCACCGCCCAGGCCTGGGCACTTCTTGCCAACGTTCCAGGTCTTGTGACCCTTGGTGAAGCGTGAGCTGGTGCCAGTGACGCCATCGAGGCGCCCACTGTCTGCGCCAGATAGAAATGCCTCAGACTTCTTGATGCCAAGCTTCTTGGCCAGGCGCGCGACCTGACCGTATTGCACGCCAAGTGCATCCGCCAGGACCTGTGTTTGTGTGTTCGCGAAATGCTGCTTGACAAATGCCAGCTCAGATGGCGTGGGCTTGAACTTCGGGTTGTTGATGCCTTTGCACTTGGTCATGTCAGCAGCTCCAGCTGATCGGCAGCACTGCATTGAAGCCGGTCCAGCCTTTGCAGTAGCGAAGCCACTCGCCGCAGGGCTTGGCCAGGTAGCCGACACTTGGCAAGACCACCACCGGCAAAATGGAATCGTCAAAGTCGTCGTCCCCATCAGGGTGCACGGGCATCGGGCCCGCTTCATTCCACCCGAGCGCCAGGCGCCGCAGATTGAACTCAAGCATGGCTTGGAAATAGGGCAGCAGGTACGGCCACTTCTTGCCATCTGTCTGCACCATGTGCTTCCAGTGCGAGACGGCATCTTCAGAAATGATGTCTCGCCGGCGTGGGGCGGGATCGAAAAGGGCGAGCTGCGTCACGCTGGCCTCCTGTAAATCTTGGACAGATCACCCTTGACACAGTGCCCGCGCGCCAAAAGCGCATTGGCCAGCCGGGCCCGGTCGGTGTGCGGGTGTGATGCCTGGCCGATCAGTCCCAGGTAGCTGTTGCCAGCAGCAAACACGTCATCAGCGGGCATGGCCTCGATGCGTTGCAGCGCCACGCGCAGGGTACGCGGCCTGGTGGTGCGTCGCCATGGCTTGATCACGTGGCCCACGAAGTCAATGCCGCGTGCCACCGGCTGCAGGATGGTCTTGCTCGGGTTGAGCTCAACGCCCAGCTTGGCCGGCAGCCACGTGGTGATCCTGGCCAGCGCAGCATTAAGCCAGTCGGGTGATGGGTGCACCATCACGAAGTCGTCCACATAGCGCACGTAGTGCGGCGCGCGCAGCTGGTGCTTGACGTACTGGTCCAGGTCATTGAGCAGCACGTTGGCAAAAAACTGTGAGCTCAGGTTGCCAATCGGCAGGCCCTGGTCATCGGGCGCATTGAACAGGCTTTTGTGCGGTGGCACCAGGGCCAGCTTGTCAACGCTGCCGCGCACCTCAACATCGGCACGCGGGTCGTGCATCAAGATGGTCTCGGCCAGCTTCAGCCACCAGGGCTCATTGATGCGGCCGGCCAGTTGGGCGAGCAGCACGGGCTTTTGAATCGAAACGAAGAAGTTGGCCAGATCGCACTTGAGGTGGTGCGCTGGCTTGGCCCAGTTCTGAGTTGCACTGCGCACCTGGTGCTCCAGGCGCTGGGCGGCATACAGCGTGCCGCGGCCGGGGATGCACGCACAGGTGTCAGCCGTGAAGGCTGCGTAAAAGCGGGGTGCGATCTTGTTGTAGAGCAGGTGGTGGACGATGCGATCACGAAATTCTGCGGCCCACACCTCGCGGGGTTTTGGCCTGGTGATGACAAAGCAGATCGAGCGGCCAGGCTGATACTGGCCGCTGATCAGCTCATCACGCAGATCGCACAGGTTTCGCTCCAGGTGGGCCTCGAATGCGAGCGCACTGGCGCTGTTGCGCTTGGTGCGGCGGCAGTCCATATAGGCTGCCACCAGTTGCTCGAACAGGTCTGAATCTGCGGACGGCTCGGGCGCGAAGCTCAGCGCTCTTGTTGTTGTTGTTCTGGTTGCCGTTGTTGAAGTTCTGATACCAGGCGTTGTTGTCCGAGTACTGCGTCGGTGCGCGCTATCTACGTTGCCCGGGCGAAGGCTTTGGCCGATCACCTGGGAAACTGCACCAGACCTGGCCTGACCTTGGTCAGCGGTTTCTGTGGTGTGCATGGCGGTGCCCTTGTGAGGCAGCGGCGCGACCAGATTCAATGTGGGCACGGGCATGAGAGTCTTGACTGTCATGTTGCAGGCCTCCTGTTGGCTGCGGATTTGAGCCAGCCACCGCTTTGCTTGCCGATGCTGTCAAGCAGCTCCACCGAGCTGGCCCAGACCTTGGGCGAGACATAGCGGCTGTTGTAGCTCACGCGCATGAGCACCGTCACGGCGCGCTGGTGGGCCAGCAATGCATTGATGTTGGCTGTGCGCTCAGCGTGGCGCGTGGCATTGGCCATGGCCATCAAGTCAAGCATGTCAACGCAGTGCTGGTTGATCTTCTCGCCCAGCGTGCGCTTGACTGTGCGCGGCATCTGAGCTTGAGCAGCTACTGCAAGCTCAAGCAGCTGCACGCCAGTGCGGTGGATGGGAAGGTCGGTGTGGATGGCCATGGCTCAAAAGGATTGAAGGATCAAACGCTCAATCTGCGGACGGCTCGGGCGCGAAGCTCAGCGCTCTTGTCGTCGTAGTACTGGCTGCCGTAGTCGAAGTGCTGAAACCAGGCGTCGTAGCCCGAGGACTGCGTGTTGGACCAGTAGGCTCGGGGCCGGAACTCGCTCTTGAGGTTGGCGAACAGCAGGGACTGCTCCTGGCGCGTCGGCAGTTCGCCGCCGATCTCTGCGGCCCAGTCCAGCGCGGCCTGCCAGGTCACGTCCTCGGCCTCGCCAGCTATGAGAATCAAGTGCGCGCTGGGCTCACCTTGTTCATCGAGCAGCAGGCCCGCATAGCGCTCGCCAGGTTGCAGCTCAATGCTGGCCGAGGGGATGCCATAGGTCGTGGGGGCTTGGGCCTTGAAGACTTTGATCATCTCGGCCACGGACTTGTGGGCAGCCTCGATTTGTTGGAGCGTGATGTTGCTCATGTGTGTGATTTCCGAATGAAGGATTGAAGGATTCAAGGGGTGACGGGAATCAAGCGGACGGCTCGGGCGCGAAGCTCAGCGCCCTTGCTGTCGTTGTACTGGTCGCCGTTGTCGAAGCCCTGATACCAGGCGTAGCTGTCCGAGTACTGCGTGCTGGACCAATAGGCATCTGCCTCAAAGGCTTCAGCGCCACCAGCCTTGAATGCCTCCACGCTGGTCTGTGCGTGTGCGTGTGCGTCGGTGTAGGGAAAGCCGGGCGGCACGCTGCTGGGGTTGTCGCCATCTCGGTAATAGCAGCCGGTCTCTTCTTCTGTGGGCTTGAGGTGCCGATAGGCCAGCTCCAGCACGTCGCGTGCTGGGATGACCCAGTCATCGTGGCCACCGATGCGCAAGCCAGTGACCCAAGCTGCGAGCGGGCTGCCTACCTCGGCCAGTGCCAGTGTGTTGGTGATGCTGTCCGCAAAGCTTTGTGCGCCAGGCGCATCTGTGTGGGTCGTCAGCCAGGCAGTGGTTGTCTCGCCATCGGCCTTGGGTGCCCAGATGAGGCCCAACAGCTTGTCGTTGACGCGGACAACGCCGCCGAAGTGGCCGCCATCGGCCTCGATGTGGGTGCCGATTGCCGGCAGATTGTTCAGGTCCATGGTGACTCCGTGCGCGTGTGCGCTATAGGGGCTGTTCAGCCGGGTGGTGTGAAGGTGCGTTGCGCGGCCAGATCACGCAGGGCAGGGCGGCAGCTTGCTCACGACGCGCAAGTGCCCTTTGCCCTGCAGCAAGCTGCGGTAGCTGTTGATGGCAACGGCCTCAGCCTCGCGGGCCACGTTCTGCCCTGCAGCAATGACCTGACCGTCATCGGTGACGATGGCCAGCCGCGCCGGCTTGCCGTCGACGGTCACGGTCAGCCCCTCGTGGCAAACTGCTGAGATGACGACGCCGCTGATGGCGCCGGTGGGTTGTGTGCCGATCATGGTGTCTCCAGGCAAGTGACGATGGGGTCAGCGGTGCTCATGGGTGGCTCGCGAAGTGCGGGTGATGGATGCTTACTCGGCGCGCTTGTAGCGGCCTTGGATGATCTCGGCGTTGGCTTGCACCGCCTCCAATGAAGCCTCGACGGATTGCGCCAGTTCGGCGGCCATTGCCTCGATGTGCGTCTGCAGTTGGCGTATGCGCATCACGATGAGTGGCTTCTCTGAGCCGGTGAGCACACCAAATCGCAAGACAAACTCACGCTCTTGCATGCCATGAAAAGGGATGCACTTGAAGTAGATGAACTCTGGCAATGGGTCCACGCTGGTGGCCGCGACTTGCTCAAATGTGCTGCGGCTCTCGGTCAAGTTGCCAACATTGCTGTCCACCTTGCGCGCTGCCTCAATGGTCAGTTTGCGGATGGCGCCGATGGCTTTGCCAGTGGGTATCTCGCTGTCGTTTAGGCAATTGATGTTGTCTGACCAGTCCTCGATGAACTCGGCGGCTTGCTTTTGTGTGAGGCCTTCGCCGTCGATCTTGAGAAGTGCCGCGTAGGCTGCTGTCTTAACCATGTCGAGCACGGCCAAGTTGTCAGCGTGGCCTGGTGCGCTCACCGTGTCGCCCAAATTGAGCACCGCCACCGCCTTGATGTCGTCGCTCACGAACACCGTGGCACCCTCGTTGTGCTGTGATGTGTAGATTGCGAAGTCTTCGATGTTGGTGGTGGTCATCGTGCCGCGTGCGCGGCGGCGTTCGGGCAAGAAGCGCTCCAGATCGTGGATCTGGAATGTATTGGGTAGGGCGATGGTGCCAGCGGTCTGGACCATGCCATCAGTCAACGCGGCGTGTGCGCTGGTGATGGCTTGGCTTTCCCCGATGGCTTTGATTGCTTCAGCGTTCAGCATGAGATTCCTTGGTGGTGGCTTTTGGTGTGGCAGGCCTCTCAGGCCTGGTTGGGCTGCTTGGTTTCGAACAGCGCGGTCTGGCTGTCAGGGATCAGCGACAAGCGACCGTACTTGCCAACGTGCAGCACGGTGGCGCGCTTGAGTTGTTCGCTGGCCTTGCCGTCAGAGGTGGGCTGCGTGAACTTCAGTTCGTGGCTGCAGTTGACTTGGCTGGTGCCTGCGATTTTCTTGAAGGTCAGCTTGATGTTGACTTCGCCGACCTTGTCGTGGTCGGTTGTCGCAGCTGCGACCTTCGACAACGCCACCGACAGCTGGCGCTCAAAGACGCCAGCGTCGAGATCAGAGAAAAACTCGCCCACGTCTGTGGCGGCGGAGTTGGATGACAGCGGTGTGCTCATAGGTTGCTCCTGTGTTGAGCGTTTAGAAAATGGCGGGCGCCTGCCCAGCGTGACCTGGGCCTATCGAGTCGGTGCTAACTACCGG